GTATTCAGCCGCACGAGAGAGATAGGAGGCCATGCGTTTTACGGTCTCCAAAGAGACGGGCTCGCCGTTGGCTAATTGACGTGCGCGAATTTTCCCGGTCTGTGTCGAGCACTTGTTCCCGTTTTTCTCGTTCAGCTCAATGCCCCTCTTTGCGTTGTTGCGTACTGCGTCGGGATAGTCGCTGTACGACTCCATAACAACCCGCGTACCTGACTTCGTGCGGCCGTCCTGTTTTACGATGGCCTTTGCAAGTTCTGCGAGCATCTCATTCTCTGCGTTCTTCTTCATCTTGTCGACGAAGTAACCCTCAATGGAGAAGCCCTTTACCTTGCCCTCCTCCACCCACTCTTGCCAGATGGCTTCGTTGTCCACCTTGACGGCTACCATCCACGTCCCTACGGGTACATCTAAGCCGTAGTACTTGCTCTTATCTTTCTCCTTATCCTCGACCATCCACGATTCTACCACGGTGAGCCCGTGGATAGTGTGCTCATGTTCTAGGGTGTGGCTCGCTTGGTTGCCGTGCTTGAGGTACAGCTCTGCCGCCTTGCGAACGGTGCTCTTGGAAAAGTACACGTAGAACTCATCCTCCCCGTTCTTTCTGTAGATAGGCCTGTCAGGGACAAGGGCCGGTCCAATTAGGATTCTCTTGTCTGCGTCTGCTTCTGCAAAGTTTACGCGCTGCTCTTTGAGCGCGATAAAGTCCAGCTCGATGGCGGGACGGTCTACGAGGCTTATGGCGTCAATGCCGTACAGCTCCGCGTCTTCGTCGATGATAAGTTCTACAATTCTCATAATGTGGCTTGTTGTTGAATCTTGAGGTTTGCTTGTTGGGCGGTGGTGACGTTCTCACTAATAACGAACGCCTGATGGGGTTGTGATGTGGTAGCAATGTCACCCAAGAACGAAAGGTCGAGCACTGGGGCGGCAGGGGCTTGGGTGGCTTCGGTGGCAGCGGCGGAAAGTGCAGGGGCTGGAGCGGGTGCCGAGGCCGTCGCGCCTCCGCCAATGGTTTGGCTTTGGATGCTCTTCACCTGTGCCAAGCCTGAAGCGATGGCGGCCACGCTTGCGGCGGTACCCAAGGCAGGGCCCACCACGGGGATACCTGCCAAAGACTTAAACGCTTGCACAGCACTCTCGTATGTCGAGATGAGGGCTTGGGCAGTTTGAATCTTCTTAGAACGCTCAAAGGCTTTTTTCTGCTCTACCTCGCTGTCACCTGCGAAGGCGTCGTTGAGGGCAGCCAAGGCTCCAAGGGTTTGTTTGGCTACTCCAACCCTTGCGGCGGCCACCGCTTCGGCATTTGCAAGTTCTTTGTCTCGATCCTCCTCATCTGCTTTTCGTTTTTGGTCGAGGAATTTTTGCTCGATGGCTGCGAGGTCAGCTTGCAGGCGCTCCGTTGCGGCTCGAAGTAATCCTTCGTCGTCACCTGCAAGGGCTACACGCTCGTCAAACTTTTGTTGTACGGCCAACTCTTCGCGCTCCTGAGCTGTGAGGGTCAGGGCAAAGAGTTCGTCTTCCAACTTCTGACGCGCGGCAAGTTCTGCCTGTGCTGCCTTCTCTGCTTCCTCGGCGGCCTTTTGTGCGGCGGCTTGTTCTTGCTTTGCTCGTGCCTCACGTTGTAGGATAAGAGACTGCCTTTCTCCTTCCAACCTCTTCTGTGTGCGCAGTGAGCGCGTCTCTAACTGAATAACAGCCGCCTGCGCTTCGGCCACGGCTTGTATGGTTGCTTCGTCACTTTTCGCGAGTTCCGCTTTGCGTTCCAAAATCTCGGCACGCTGGCGGGCAAACTCCAACTCTTGTGCCACCGTTCGCTGTTCCGCTTGTATAGCCGCGTCCAGTGCTCCAATCCTATCCTCAAAGGCGAGCTTCTCGTCTTCTACGAGCAAGCGGTTTTCTGCGATGGTTTTGTTCGTCTCCGCACGCACCGACAAGAATTCTCGCTCTGCTACTTTGAGGTTGTTCTCTTGTCGAGCAAGGTCTGCAGCGGCGAGGGCGGCTTGTCGCGTCTCCTCGGCATAATCTGCGGCGGCTTGTGCGCCTTGTTCAAGGCTTTCCGTTACGCTATCCACGCCAAGAGTAACTTGTCCCACTGCATCCGCCGCCGTCTTGGCGGCTCCCGCAAAGTCACCCTCGAAAACTTGTTGTATAGCTTTGCCTACTGAGGGTATGAAAGTCAGCAACCCTTCAAGGCGTGTTACGATGTTGTCGCGCAGCGCAGTCGCAAAGTCCTCAAGTGCTTGCCGAGGGTTGGAGAAGGTGTCAAAGAGCGTCTTACCTACGCTGATAAGAATATCTCTAAATTTCTCAAAGACCGTCCCGAGGGTCGCCGTAATGACGCGCAAACGTTGAGCACCGTCCTCTGTGTCGCGGAAGTACGACACAAGAGAGGCGATGGCTGTAATAAGCAGCCCGATGCCCGTAGCGGCGAGGGCTACCTTGAAAGACTTTAGACCCACCACCCCTGACTTGAGGCCAGAGGTAAAGTTCTTAAGACCCGACACTGCCCCGCCCGTCATCTTGTCGAGCTGAGTAGTTAGCCCGGCCGTAGCCTTAGAGGTGCCCTCAATGCCCTTCTCTACCTGTCCGAGGCTCTTGCTTACGTCGGAGGTGTCCGCGTTAAATTCGAGGATGACCTCTTGTTTACTCACAGCCATGATAAAAGGGTTTTAAGGAGGAACACACACACACCAAAGAAGACCCCGAGGTACACGACGGCCAAGGTGTAGTCAAGCGGGATGAGCCACCACGGGAGCTCGTCTTTTACTTTGTTCGCCTGCATGAGGTCTATTGCTCTCATGATGTGCTTGGGGTCTTTCATTGTGGTTGTGTTTGTTGGTTGCGGGGACGGCATCGGTTGCCCGTGTTTCTGTTCAGCTCGTATCGGTACCCGTATTTGATACAACACTCTTTAGAGCCGTAATCCGGTGAAACAGGTGTGGAGTTGTTAAAGAGGATTGTGTTAGAAAGGGGCAGGTAGGAGGTCGGGGTGTCTTCACAGTCTACACTCGCATCCTGTACTTTTAAGAGCTTCACCGTAGCCGTGCCGTTTCCGTTGAGGTCTGTGTTTAGTTCAAGCACGCGCCAAAGAGCGTCGTCGATGTAGTACTTGTTGTTCCAATTGAACTGCAAGAGGTCAAAATTGTCAAAAATTACCGTGCACTCTAAGATGCGGGAGCTCTCGGCGTACAGCTCGCGGATATAGTCCTTCCAGTAGGTGTAATACAAGGTGTTGAGAGGGTTGCACTGCTGAGGCACAAAGGCCGCCTCCATGCCGAAATTTAAGTCCCGGTCGGTTAGGGTCGGGTTGTTGGCTGAGTATGGAGAGAACAAAGGGAATTGCGTGCTCGGGCCTACGGTGGTGCCTACGTCGTTACGGAGGTAGTATTCACCAAAGGAGGTGACAAGGCCACCCCAATACGCGAGCATGGCGAGAGGGTTCTCGATGCCGCTGCCGTCGGTTTGCAGGCTCCGGTGAATAGGAAACGAGCTGCCCGGTATAAGGCTGAGGATGTAGTTTCCTACGTTTGTTTCTAGTTTCTTGTCTCCCGTCGCGAAGTCGTTTCCTGAGTCGAGGACCTTAAACGCGCCGTACACCCTGTTGAGGTTGTTCTCTACAGCGTCGGAGATGAAGTCCAAGCCCTCACGGTACGTCCACTCGTACTCTTTGAACTGTATGTCGGTCGTGGGTCTAAGGGTTATTGACTTGTCTCGGATGACCTTACTACTCCAATCTATTTGGGTGCCTGTGTCAAAGTAGTCGTCCCACGGCTCCACGATAAATTCGTTCTCAATACCTGAAGGGATGAACACGAGGTTGAACATTTTCTGAAGAGACAAGAGGAAGTCAACTTGCTTGAGCTCGGGCATATTGTTAGCGAGGTCAACATCTTGACCTGAGAGGGGGTCGGTAACAGAAAAGACCTCCATTGAAGTGGTCCAAAACTGACCAACCTCGGCCGTGAGCGTACCTCCGAGGTCGCCGGACAAAGTGACGTTGCTGTTGTTAATCTCAAAGTACAGTCCTAGCGTGTCGCCGTTCTCTAGGAGAATCGCCTCGCCTGTTATGCCGCTACCTATCCCGCTGCCGTCGTAAATAAAGTCTCGATTTCTCGTGACGCTTGTGGCTGGATTGGTATCGTCTACGAGCGTCTCATAAAGAGAGCCATTCTTGTACAAGTGTATCTTAATATTTCCCGCACCTGAAAAAGAGTACACGGTGTGAATCCGCACAGAAAAGCGGGCGGTGTAGGGAGCCGTATAAAAGTTAGATGGGGAGTTTGTCCAGTTGGCTGAAGGGTCAACACCTCCACTTACCGTATCGCTAATGGGCAACGCCCGAAGGGTTCGAGGTCCGACAACGTCGTTAAGAATACCCCCCGCGAAAGTATGGTCGTCTTCATCTACAGAGCCCGGAGAAGATTTGCCGTTGTACGCGGGCAGGTAGATGTTTCCGAAGTCTGTAGAATCAAAGAAGTCAGACAGGTAAGTAAGCCCGGCGTCCTCGAAGATTTGGTCTACCAAGCAGCGTGCGCGGATATAGGGCGTAAGCTCGCCCTGCCATAGTCCGTCGTCACTTGTCCAAGGTGGGTTGTCAGGTAGGGACCAGTTGAACCCCTTGTCGATGAGGCCGTATCTGACGTCTCCACTGAACAGCAGCCCAATCCAAGACTGCGAGATATTGACGAGATTCAACTCGTGCTCGTAGTCGCTCAAATCGAGGTCGGTAAGCATCTTGTCCCCTACCGCCTTGGTCATGTTAATACCATCCGAGAAAAAGACTACTTCCACGTCTTTACGTGGGCCCGTAGTCACCACGCTCTTTACTTGGATATATCCCAAGATAACAGGGTTCCCCTTGGTCCCTAGCGCCGCCGGGTACTTCTTTTTAAAAAGGGTTGTTCCAGACTCCCCGTTCTCATCGTTTGACGGTATGTATCCGGGCTTGTCAATAAAACCCAAACGGCTTTTAAGCGAATCCGTCAGTGGCAGACTCATGGCCTGCGTGAAGCTACCCGCCGGGGCCTGTATGTTTTGTACATCAGAAAACCTCAACGCGTAGTTGATGGGCTCTGCCTTGTAGTAGTCGTGTCGAAAATAGGCAAAGCCAGAGGGCGTGGTATTCCTAAGATATAGATTCAGCATCGCAGAGCCTGTGTTACTTCAACCTCTAAACGGATAGGAGCCAAACGCGACGAGGCTTGTACGTGTGTGTAGTTGGTTGTGTTTAGTCTGCACGGGTACCACCTACCCTCGTATCTCACCATCATTATGGATGACGTAACAGCAGTCTTAAAAAGCTCCCTCTCTGCCTGCGTGAAAAAGTCCTCCGACAAAGAAAAGCTCCTTTTACCTAGAGACTCCTGTTGGTAAGTTTCTGGGAGATAGCTTACAAAGTCTTGGAAGTTATCAATTCCTGATAAGTAACCGTCGGCGTAGGTATTTACGGTAGAAAAGGCGTCTCTACCGGAAACGTCGTAGCTGTCGTTTACACGTCCGTCAAAGCGCAGAATCTCCACCCCCTTCGTGCCCATCCAATAGAGCTGTGCTGGCGTGTGCTTCTGTGGCCTACAGTCATAATATACGCGTATGGGCTTGCACTTCATTGTAGAGGTCTCGATAAGCTCCACCTGTATGTAGTCCCAAGGCTGGGTGTTAATGTCATAACCCACTGTCCAATTTGCGTTGTCTTTGATATTGGCCGGACCTATAGGGATGTGAATCAAGCTGTCATCAAAGGCATTGATGTCCGTAGGCTTGTCGAGTAACAAAATGTCTTGTGGTGTGCCGTTGTAGTAAATGCTGTACCTTACTTGGTCCCAATTCGCGTTGTTCGTGTTCTTACCCGTCTCGTACTCGTAGTCGTAGTTTCCAAGATATAGGGCGTTAACAGTACCCTCATCTTCAAGAGCCATATCGTAACGGACAAAGGTGGTCGCTTCGCGGTCAGTGAGCCAACCCTTTTTTGTTGAGATGTCAGGGTAATAATCAAAGATGGTCTCGTAACCTCCGTCAAAGTTCCACTTCTGCTTCTTGGCAAAGGAGATAGGGATGTAGTTAAAAGAGCCTTGTAGAGCACTCTTAACCCCATTGGTTACGCTGTACACCTGAAATTGGTAACCAAGAGCTCCACCAAACAATACGGCTACGGCAGGCGTGGCGGGCGCGGGGTCTACGGTCCCGGTCCCGGCAGCCAAAACGTAATACGCCACCTCAGGCTGTGTCCATGTTGGCCTTATATACTCGCTGACATCAATCCTCGCAGTGCCGCCGCTCGAGGACATTGGTTTCACGTAAGCCTCAGTTAGAGCATCTGTGTGCAAGCTTCCGTCTGGTCTCAAACGATACACCTCCACAAGCCACGTATCTATAGTCACGGCAGGGTCTGACCACTGTACAATAGGCTTCTGCCGCCTCTCAACAGGTGAGGCCGGAGGTGGGGCGAGGGAAGTGGTGCCAAAAGAAAAGGCCATCTTATTTGGGTTTGATAATTAGGTTGCCCACCTTGAAGGAGAGGCTTTTTACGAGGTCTTGGGCCAACGCTTCGCCCAACTTGTCGGTGTACTGTGGCACGATGCTCTCCAAGGCCACAGAGTAGTATCTAAGGCCCGCGATGCCGTTGCGCTTGATGCTGCGCCCAATAAGGTACGCGGCACTTCGCAGGCGGCTTTGTGTGGCCTTCACGAACTTGCCGTCCTTATCGCGGACCCGGATAGGCTTGGCCTTCATCCACTTAAGCACGGCGTCAATGGGAGGTTGCTTCTGCTTGTATGAGAATGGTGCCCCGCGATTTTTGCGGGTGCCATTCACACCCCAATGGATGAAGGCAGCGTAAGGGAGCGGACTCCCAAACGCTACCTGCCCATCTTTGAGTTGATACGT